CTGATCCGTGGTCTCCATCAGGGCGATCATGTTCTCGACCACGGCTTCGTTCACCCGGGTACGACTGACGCCCATCTGCCCCAACTCATCAATGGAGTTGCGGAACACCTGCATGGCTTCTCTGCGGACAATCGGATCCTGCGACTTGATGTCCTGCGTCAACTGGGCCACCGACGCACCGACACCCATCAGAACCTTGTTCTCTGCCGTCTTGGCGACGTTCTCCTGGTGCTTCAGGGACATCGATGCCACGAACGGGTTGAACGCCTCGAAGAAGGCTCGGCTCTGGTACGGGGAGTTCTTCAGGGAGGTGCCGACGTTCTGTGCATACTGGGAGGCCAGCGCATTGAACGAGTCCAGGCTGTCGTAGAACTTCGGATCCTCGGCAGCCCTCTTCTGGTACGTCTCCATGAAGTGGGCTCGGGCCTTCATGCCCTCCATCATGCCGCTGCCCTGCTGAGCGCCGATGGCAAGCCACGGGTTCTCCGTGGGTCGAATCTGGCCATCTTCCACCAGTTGCTGGTAGGTCTTCTGGCTGGAGTTGACGAGGTCCAGGCCCTTCTGCAACTCCTCCTTGTTGGACTCGGCCTTCAGGCTCCCGGCAAAGTTGGCTGCGGTCAGCGACAGGTTCTGGAACGCCTCGCTGAATTGCAGCGCAAGGTTCACCGTCTGCTGGTCGTACAGTTCAAGACCCGCAGAGGCTGCCGCCACGGGGGCGACATAGGTGCTGATCGGGGATGCCGATACGCCTAGGGAGGGACGCTGCTTTGCCATGTGTGTTTATGCGTAATAACCGCCAGCGCCGAACAGGGCCGGGGCAGAGGGATAATTGCCGATGATCTGGGACCCGGTCGGGGCTTGGTTGACGGTTGCAAAGTTCGACGCAGCGCCAACATCGGTCGGGGCAGCGAAGGAACTCAGGGCTCCATAGGCGCTCAGGCCCGTGCTGACGCCATTCATCAGGGAGGTCAGCGGGTTGACCGTGGCAGCCGGAGGCAGCGGCGGGGGATACCCATTGTTGATCGCCGACTGGCCACGGGCATAGATCGCCTGTGCCTCCATGTTGGACTGGTATCGGGCATTGCGGATGTTCCGCATGGCGGTGGACTCGAACTCACCGACCTCACGCTCGAATTGCATGTGCAGCAGTTCCACCGAGGTTCCCTCGACGCCTGCCGCAGCCTGCTGGGTACGCACCGTGGCCGATGCCTCACGGATGTTGCGTGTGATGTTCTGTAGTTCGTTCTGGGTGGCAGCGGCCTGTTCCAGGTCACGACGGGCCAGCATGTCCACCTGCATCCCGACATCCTTCATCACCGCAGCGGCGTTCTCTTCGTACTGGCGGTTCTGGGCAATACCCAGGCGACGGCGGTAACTGTTCTGTTCGTTGGCTGCAACGGCCTGAGACGCAATGCCGCTGGCGGCTGACGCCGCTCCGATTGCAATTGCTGCTTCAACTACTCCGCACATGGTTGATTCTCACGAACTCGATGAATGGAAGTTTCTGAATGCCGTATTCAGGGATGATTCTCACGAACTTGAACCCGAGCCATCGTAGCCAATTTATGTGGACTTCGTTCCTTTGGTCCACGCAATTGAACAGCAGCGGTGTCTGGGCCTGCATGTAATCGACCCAGTGTCGGGACTGCCTCAGGAATGCCCAGCGGTAGTCAAACAACTTGGTGGTCCCCAGCATCCACACGGCGGCGCAGGGCTCGGTCTTGGACTTGACGTACCCGAACATCCCGAGCAACGGGCCGTCAGGTGCCACCAAGGTGAAGCACTCGGTGGACTGCAAGTAACCCTTCATCAGGGCCTTGTGGGGGGTATCCCCGGATCCCGCCTTGACTTCTTCCCGGTCTTCCGGGCGCATCTCGTTGGCAATCGGGGGGATGTCCGGGACGATTGTCTTGCGTACCGTGATCAAGACCCGAATCGTACCGCCCGGTCGTCGTAGGTGGCCTCGAACTCCCCGTTCAGGATCTTCGACGGGAACGGAGAGTCGTTCAGGATCTTGATGACCACGTTGTCGTTCTTGGAGAACAGGGGCACCCTGAAGGTTCCAGACTGGATGTTGGGCTGCCCCAGCACCGTGGTTCCCACTGTCTCCCCGGTGAAGGGGTATTCATAGGTGGACTCGTTGCGGATCTGCACGGTGACCCGGAAGTACCCGGAGTCCGCGAATTGCAGGGTCAGGTAGCGCAACTGGTAACGCCCGTTCAGCATGGCAGCCATTCCACGACCAGCCTGGGCCTTGAGGTAGGGCGTCGAGAACTCGTAGGTGGTGGTGTACTCGGTGCCGATCCAGACCGCCGTGGCGCTGTAGTCGCCGATGACGCTGACCGTTCCTGCCGCCTCGGTGGAGGTGTTGAAGGCCGTCCCGCCGCCGTTGCCCAGGATCAGGCCATTGGCCGCGACCACCCGGGTACGCCCGGCGACATACGACATCGGCTTCGGGAGCGTGAACGTGGTCAGGCCCGTGGCGCTGCTGTAGGTGCCCTGTCCTGCGGGGAAATACTTGCGCTGATCCAGGCAGGTGACCCAGGACTTCCCGGTGGTTGCCGCATCGTTGATGCCCACGCCCATCCGGATCTTCTCGATGGTCAGGTAACTGTTGGTGGCGTCCTTGGTGCGCTTGAACACCACGTACATGTCAGACTCCACGAAACCGACCCAGACGGCCTGCGCGTGTGCATAGGTCTCCGTGCTGGAATCCTGGAAGGTGAACCGGAACCACGCCGACTGGATCCTTTCATTGCCCGTGTTGAAATAGCGGTAGCAATACAGGCTCCCCTGCGACACGATGACGGCGAGGTTGTCGTGGGTGGTTGCGGCAAGGTGCGTCGGGTTGCCCGGGACGTACCGAGCCACGTTGGTGGTCAGGTCATTCGCCAGATACGAGCCGTCCAGCGCAGGCTGGGGAACCAGTTCCCGCATCCCGGTGAATCCGCCGTTGGCGAAGGTGAAGAAGACGGCATTGGCCGAGGGGATCGGCTTGACCGTGGTGGCCTGCGAGTCAAACTCGGCGACCGGGATGATGGCGACCTGCCGTGGGCTCAGGATCTCCCCGCCGCGCAGCACCATCTGGCCCGTGGGCGTGAACAGGATCAGGTCTCGGTTGAAGGGAACCGCAGCCACGATCTTGCCCACCCGGGGGCTGGACGAGGCGACATCGATGGGGTTTGAGTCCAGGATGTCCAGCGTGGTCGTCCGGAAGAAGTTGAAGAACTCGGAGGTCTCGCTGAAGACGATGTTCTCGCCCGACAGGAATCCCAGGCGGTTCTGGTGGAAGACCATGTCGGTGATCCCGATGCCGATGAAGGACGGCAGGGGGTTCGTCAGGTCATCACCCACCAGCCTGTTGGCCCACTTGTAGGCCGTGTAATTGGCTCCACCGGGGACGTTGGCAGCCGGAGTGGTCCCATCGACCCGCTTCAACATGAACGTGCCATCCGACTGGCGGATCAGCATCAGGGGCATCGTCTCGGGGTTGATCGTGTTCTTGACCCCAGGGGCTGCGCTCTCTTCCCAGATGCCACGGGAGAAGACGCCGTCGTCTGCCTTGAACTGGACGTAGTAATCGTCGTATTCAGACTCGGGTGCCCCAGCCACCTTGACCATGTAGTTGTGCGGTGCGCTGGGAGGCAGGTCCTCGAATCGCTGGACTTCGTCCCGGATGTAGGACATTCCCTCGCCTGCGAAGTCGTCCTCGACCACCACGGTGAAGTCTGCGCTTCCCTTGATGTACAGGACGCTGTCGGCGATGAGCGAGGTGTTGTAGGTCCCCTGCCCGACAATGCCGCCGTAGGGGCCGATGTAGCCCTGGCTGGTTCCGTCGTACAGGGCCTTGGCCACATGGTCGGTGCCGATCTCACCCGAAGTCAGGCTCTTGATCGACACCTCGAACCCGTTGATGTTGCCGACATCCGCGATGTTGTTGGGCTCCAGCAGGGCATCGATGTTCTCGCTCGACCAGCCCACGGCGTCTTCCAGGATGTTGATCTCGGTCACCTTGCCGCTGGCAATGACGATCCTGGCCCGAGGCCCAGTCGTGCACTTGGTTGCACTGGTGGAGATGGGCTTCAGCAGGACGTTGGTGTAGGTCCCGTTGGTGCCGCTGGAGCCTTCCTTGGTGATCGTGACCGACCGGGAAATGTGCAGAAACGTCTGGGTCGTCCCGCCGCTGGTCAACTTGATGATGTGTTCCCGGTTGTAGTTCGCCTGCTGGATCCACACCAGCCCCGCACGGTTGTAGTTCGTCGGCACCGGGTTCACCACGGCATTCGTCATGGCCGGGACAACGGTGGCATTCGACAGGAACGTGACATCGCCGATGGTCAGGGCCTTGCGCTGGTTGGGCAGGGCAGCCCCGGGAGTCACCGTGGTTCCGCTCACGACATCCTGGTACAGGGTCTTCCGGTTTCCCGCAAGGTCGTAGATGTCGATGTCCCCGGCGTTCGTCACTGTCATCAAATACTTCTCGGTCTCATCCCGCTCGATCAGGTGGACAAAGACGTTCTGTGAAGTGGGGATCGACCTCAGGGTTCCTCCCGCCGCAGCAACCGCTGCCACGATCTCCGTGGGTGGACGCTTGATCAGTCCTTCCACGGGAGACGGCACGGCATTGTCGATGGCCTCGGCCTCATTGGCAGCACGAATTGCCGCAGGCTGCTGGCTCACGCCACCGATCAGGTTTTGCAGGGGAGAAGTCAGCAGGGGCATCAGTAGACCCGGTAGGAACCCTGGCGGATGAAGGTACGCATGACATCAGGCGAGTCGAAGATGGTGTAGTCACCGACCTCGTTCTCGTACTCGTTCATGGTGGCCAGCGCAGCGACCTCGTCCCGCAGGGTGAAGGCATGGTGCTTCTCGGAGCCGACCATGCGATCCTGGAAGATCCGGGCAGCACGGACGGTGACGTATCGCTTGGCCGTTTCCGGCATCTCGTCGAAGTCCATCAGGTAGACCTGCACCACCTTGATCTGGCCGGAGAACACGTAGGAGTTGTTCTTGCGGTTGTACAGGCGGTTGCCACGGACGACGATGTCGTACTCCAGTTCAGCCCGATCCATGTCCACGCGGACGACGGTGTCCGGAACGTAGATGAACCCGGTGTTGCTGTCCGGAGTCAGGTAGACACCCTCGTCCGTGTTGAACTGCCAGCCGTAGGACAGAACCTCTCGGCAGACCTCGTCCAGGATGTTCTGTGCGATCAGGGCGTCGGCCCGCTGGGCTGCCAGGGAGTTGATCGGGGGTTCCCCGACCGTGGACAGCATCGTGTTGATGGCCTGGATCTTGGTCGTCTTCGACAGCGGCATGATTGATCCTCGAAGAAAAGAGGGGGTGGAACCCAACTAAGGGAACCACCCCCTCCTTCAACTCAGGGGTGACTGATCAGACTCAGGTGTTGATCAGTTCGTAGCAGCACTCCTCGCGGAGGACGTTGTGACCCATGGCGTACTTGGCAAGCATCAGCGTGCCGAGGCGCTCCATCTGGTACTCCGACTCCAGCGACAGGTCCATCAACTTGACCGTACCGATGGACTCGCGGTGGAAGACGATGCCACGGGTTCCGGTGAAGTTGAGGCCCGAGTAGCCAGCACCCGAGGTGCCCGAGACATCGTTCTTGACGCCATCGGCCCCGTGGAGGGCATCCTGCGTCGAGGACTCGTTCGCGGTCGGGAGGTGGTTGCTCTTGAGGATGCGAATGCCAGCCACGGACAGGACTTCGCCGCCAGCAATGCTGCCGTTGGCGTCGTTGCCGTAGTCGCGGTCAAGGGCATCCTTGCCGTCAGCCACCAACTTGTAGTAGATGTCCGGACGAAGGATGGCATACCGCTCTTCGCTGGGCACGTTGGCCTCGTCCATCTTCTGGGCCACGCCGAACAGGCCGTTGATGATGCTGGCACCCGTGGGGGCTGCACCAACGCCGACCTGAGCGCCGAGGAGGGTAGCGTCCGAGCCACCGAAGCGGTCGGTCGTCTTCCGGGCACCAGCAATCACCGTGCGGATCAGGTTCTTGTCAGCCGTGTAGGCCAGGGCCCGACCGATCTCGGTGCTGTAGATGGAGCGCACGTCATAGTGGTTCTTCATCTCGTCGATGTCGGCCACGAAGACGCTGCTGACGAGGACATCATCGATGAAGATGACCTTCTCGTTGTGCTTGAAGCGGTTCAGGTACTTCGACGCGGGGCTGTTGCCCGAATCGAACGAGGTCGTGGGAGAACCAGCCGAGGCCGAAGCCGCGAACAGGCTGGTGCCCGAAGCCTCGCTGAGGACCGACTCACCCGGGACATGGTACTTGGCCGAAGCCACGCCCGTGACCGGGAACTGAGCCGACTTGCCGCTAGAAATGGTGCGAACGCGGTGCAGCGGCATCATCACATTGAACTTCTCGAACGTCGTGATGATCTCGCCACTAAAAACCTTGAGAAAAAGGGCATCAGCGTCACCAGCCAGGTTTGCCTGACCGATGCGCGATGGGTTGACAAAATCAGCCATTGTTGTTTCCTAAGAAAGAGAACGTGTGTTGGTCAGATGGATGAATGGCGCGTCCGTGGTTGTCCCTCGCAAGGGGCCGACATGGCGACATCTCCCCGCCCCATCTCAAGGCAGGGGAAAGAATTGAACCTCCCCGATTTCTCAGGGAGGCTCTTGGTTACGGTTGAATCGATCCAGGTTCAGGAACGTGAGCGGCCCACCATCCGGCGGGGATCTCAACGCGATTCACCGATTTGACTCGGGTCCCGTCCTGCTGCACGACGAACACATGCGCCTTGACGGGTTCAGCCAGTTGGACCGGAGTCCCCTCTGGAACCAGCACGACGGTGGTGCCACACCCGGTTCCAGAAGCGATCACGCATCCCGCCAGCAGTTGGATCAGCATCCTTCGCATATGTTTCCTTAGAAGCAAGGCGTTCCAGGAACCTCAGGATTGCAGTGATGATTTGGTCAATCCAGCCGATCACTCCTTGGCGTCCTTGGCGAGGATCAGGCCGATGCCTGCGGTCACTGCGGCCACGATGGCGGCAATATCGAAGTTGGTGGCCGGATCGCCGTCAAAGATGGCCATGACTGCCGAGGAGATGGCGGTCACGATGGTGGCAATTCCCAGGGCGGTGGTCTTGAAGTTCTTGGGCTTGGTCATCGGTTGACTCCGAGTGCGTTGGAAAGGGCGACCCGCTGCTCGACATCCTTGCGGTACGCCGGGTCCTTCGCGTAGCGCGGGTCCTTCATTGCGGAGACGATCTCGGCCACGCTGCGGAAAGCACCACCGGACGGGCCGGAGGTCTCACCCTGGATCAGGCGACCACGGGAGCCATTGGCCTGCTGGTACTGGGCCTTGAGCCCGGCCACGGCCATCTGGATGGCGCTCATGTTCCCGCCTTCGATGATCGTATTGAAGGCGTCGATCTGGGCTTCAGGGAAGGTGTTCCCGGCCCATTCGATCATGGCGTTGTACTCGTCACGGCCCCCGGCGGTCTCCATCACGGCATTGATGTTGGAGTCCATCACGGCCTTCTGTCCATCGACATAGGCCCGGACCAGAGGCTCGGGAAGACCCATGCCCACGATGGCCTGGATCGACTCCTCGCTCAGGTCGCCATTCTGGGCAAACTCCTGCGAGTACTGGTCGAGGCCGCTGAAGTCCGAGGTCTTGGAGCCGACCTTCTTCTCCAGTTCGGAGTAAGCCTTGGCCAGTTCCGTGGGATCCTTGAACTTCTCCGGCAGCCACTGGGGTCGCTCGACAGGAACCTCCGGAGCGGCCTCCTGCGGCGGGGCTTCTGCCTGGGCCTGGGCCAGGGCATCCACCTCGCGGTTCGACTCTGCGGTATCTCGGACGATGGTGACTTGCTGGTGGTTGGACATTACTGTTGCTGCATTCGCTGCTCGATCATGTTGCCTGTGGTCTTGGCGGCTTGCGGACCAGCCATGGCCATCAACTGCTGCTGCATTGCCATCTGCTGTTCCTGAGCGATCTGCTCTTCCGACTTCACAAGACCAGCCGTTTCGATCCCGAGCGAGGCCGCACGGCGGTTCAGGTATTCCCGGAAGTCAATATACTGCTGGATTCCTCCCGGCCCGAGAACCTGTGCAATTCCCTGGAGATAAATATCCAGGCGATTCAGGTCGTTGCCCCGGCCCAGAGCGTCGATTCCGGTGACGATGGTGGGGGTGATGTAGTTCTTGTCCAACTTGGGCATCTTCTTGGCCTTGGTCAGGCGGTCGATGATGCGGTTCACCAGGGGCAACTGGAACTCCTGCGACAGGAGGCTGTAGATGCCGCCCAGTTGGCGCTCGATGCTCTGGGTGACCAGCCGGATTTCCTCGGCGGTGACCCGTTCGGCATTGCGGATGGACGCCTCGGTCAGCAGGAAGGCATAACTCAGCCGCTCCGTGATGGCGTTCATGGTGTTCAGGGCCACGCTCATGTCGGCAGCCTTGGGCACCTGAAGCACCGTGACATCGGCAGCATTGCCCTCCACGATGGCACCGTTGGGGCTCTGGGCCAGTTTCTTGGCCCGGGTGCTGCCCGTGGGATTGATCAGGAACAGCACCTTGGCCATGGCAGCCGACCCCTCGACGATGCTCCGGGACAGGCTGTCGAGGGAGACCAGATCGCCGTAATACTGTTCGACGTATGAGCGACCATAGTCCTCGCCATCGACCCGGTTCATGCGGAGGGCCAGGAAGGGGTTTCTCTCTGCGGAGTAGGTCGAAACCGAGTCAGGCAGGATTACTCCCCCAATTTCCTGGTAGACCTCCACCTTGCCCTCAGGGAGGACATGGCAGCAGGTGTAGATCTCCACCGTGTCCTCATGGGCGCACATGCAGGTCTTGGCGATGGCGGCGGCATCGGGAGGCAGCATGGCCGGGGCCACGTTCTCCTTGATGACGATCTTCCGCACCCGGCCCATGGGATCGCGCTTGACCACGAATCGATCCAGCCGCAGCACACGGATCGGGCCCTCGTCGGGGAAGTAGATCAGTACGTTGCCCGTGACGATCAGTTGCTTCAGGGCCTCGAACAGGGCCACCCGGATGTTCTGGGCCTCGATCTCCCGCATGACCAGACGTTCCATCTCGGACAGCGTCTGCTCGGCCTCGCCCTTGGCACGGGGAGACATGGCCTCCAGGTTCTTGACCGCCTTCGGGTCGATGATTAACCGGAAGAACGGGGCGTTCGGCGGCAGCAGCGACAGCAGCAGGGCCGAAGCCAGATTGTTCACGCCACGGGCACCGATGGCCTGCCACGGGGTCGGGAACTTGTAGGCCGTCTTGTCGCCCTCGTCGGGCATGAGATGGGCCAAGGTCAGCCGTGAACAGTCACGGGCCCGTTCGAGGTATGCGTACCGCTGGTTCTCCAGTCGGAGATACAGCGCCTTGGCCGTTTCGCTCATGGGTCAGGCTCCCTGCTGGGTCATCGGGATCACAAGGCCACGCTTGCCACGCCGCATCAGCAGCGGGTTCTCGGCAGGTGCTTCCTTGGGAATCCTGGGGCCCGCCTGCGTCGTCACCGGGGAAACGATGTTGGGGATCTGCGGTGCAGTCCCGAGGTTCACCGGGGGAGGCGGGGGAGGTGCGGAGGGGCGGCTAAAGCACATTTTCGTTCTGTTCCTCGAATAGGCGGTTCAAGAACCGGACGACGGATCGCTGGCCTGCACGGTGGAAGATCTGGTTGACGGAATCGTCCAGTTCAGCACACCGCTCGGGGAAGACCCGGTTCAGGAAGACGACCATGTCCTCGGGGATCCGGGGCACAGGGACGCCAAAGCCTTCCTTAGATGTCTGTTCATTGCTCATTCTTCTTGCTCTGGATGTAGGCGTACAGGATCACGACGTAGT